TCAGACAAACTGCTGCAAAAAGATTCGGACGGCCGCATCACCACACCGGATGACGCTGGACAGCAGCTCTTTATGTGGGTTAAACAAGGTACAAGCATTGGCGGAGACAGCAGCAACCAGCTGATTGCCGAACATAACCCAACCATCCGCGTTACCGAAAATACAGACGGTATACAAGCGCAATTAGATTACTTATCGTTTAAAGCTGGCTTTGGTACCAAGCACTATCAGTTTAACAGCGCCACACAGGTCACGGCTACCCAATATGCTGGTGACCGGCAGGATTTAATTCAAAACGCCAACAAGCATTACATCAGCGTAGAAGCCTTTTTACAGCAGCTTGTCCGTGCCATCCTCTGGGCAGGCAAAAACTGCATTGACAGCTCCATTAAAGAGGACGCTGGGGTTTCGGTGCAGTTTGATGATTCGATTATTATTGATAAGGAGACAGAGCGCGCCCGTGACAAAGAGGACGTCCGCGATGGTATCATGGCTAAATGGGAGTTTAGGCAAAAATGGTACGGCGAAGATGAGGAGACGGCCAAGGCGGCCATCCAAGCAATCGAGGATGGCGCAGAGCCGGACGATGATGAGCTGATGGGCTTTGCGGCCACGGGAGATGAAGGTGATGAATAATGCTGACACCGCAGTACCTAGACCGCCTCCCGCGTAAGCTCGTTGGCCTTTATGCCGATCTGGAAGACGCCATCATCAGCGACATCGCCCGGCGTATCGTCAAGGCGGACTATCTTACACCCACGGCCAAGTGGCAGATCTACAAGGCCAAACAGCTTCGGCTGTCTAACGGTGAGATTGCAAAGTTGATCCAACAAAAGACCGGCAAAAGCCGTCAGGAGATTGCCAAGCTGATGCGCACAGCCTGCTTTGATGCGCTTGACCCAGAAACCAAACTGTACGAACGCGCCGGTAAAAAGACCGAACAATTTTTTCGTTCGGAACAGTTTGACCGGCTTGTCAAAGCCGGTATTAAAAACACCAACGGTCTGCTAAAAAACCTTCACGCGTACAACGGCCAAATCGGCTGACCGTGCGTTAGAACGACTGCTTGACCGTGCGTATATGCAGATGTTGTCCGGTGCATGGTCGCCGCAGGAGGTCATCGCCAAAACCGTCCGCGAGCTGGCCGACAAGGGTATCCAAAAGATTGCTTACCCGTCCGGCCATGTGGATCAGGCGGACGTGGCCGTGCGGCGTGCGCTGATGACCAGCGTCAACCAGACGTCCATGCAGCTATCTTGGGCATACGCTGACGAAATGGACTGCGATTTGGTGGAGGTCACCGCGCATGGCGGCGCACGTCCCGAACACGCCAAATGGCAGGGCAGGATTTTTTCGCGGTCTGGCAAACATCCGGTGTATCCGGATTTTCGCAAATCCACTGGTTATGGCACCGGCGAGGGTTTGGGCGGCTGGAACTGCCGCCACAGCTTCCACGCCTACATCGAGGGCTTTCCGCGCGCTTATTCGGAGGAACACCTTAAAAAAGCTGGATGACAAGACGGTATCCTATAACGGCAAGCAATACACAGAATACGAGGCCAGTCAAAAACAACGCAAATTTGAGCGCGATATTCGTGGCACCAAGCGCCAGCTGGCGGCGTATGACTCTGCCATTAAGGCATCTGCAGATGATGCGTTGACCGCTGACCTGCAGGACGCCTTTACACGACAGTCTGTCAAGCTCAAATCGCAGGAAGCTAAAATGCGTGACTTCTTGCGGCAGACAAACCGGTTGGAGGATTCGGCGCGCACGCAGGCGGTTGGATTTGACAAGAGTGTCAGCCAAAAAGCCGTAAACAGCGCTAATAAACATTACAAGGACTGGCTACACGGCATGGGTGCGGATGATGCCGCTCCACAATCACTTGCAAAATACTACGAAGAGAAGTATAATCATACATGGGAATATGAATTGCTTATGGGCTACCAAAAGGCCGTTAAAAAAGGAGATATCTCCCCACTTGTTGGATTTAAGCAATACATATCGACGTCAAAAGAGATTAACAACAAACTCGTTGGACTTACTACATCGACCGGCGTCAAAATCGAAGCTTATGCTACACACTTTATTGATCGCGTAATCGGTCAAGTAGCTGAATCTCATCCGAACAAACGCGCAGGTACTCCTGTCAATCGTGTTGTGGATGCTCTGACAAACCCTATATCGATTTCTGAACCTAAAAAGGTACGGATGCCTGATGGACGGATTGATATTCGGCAGCGGTTTATAGGCAAGGATTGCTCTGTAGTAATTAGTCTTACGGATCATTTGATTATTCAAGCGAATCCAATGTAGAGGTGATTGATATGGCATTTCTAACCCCACAAGATGTGTCGTTTATCAAAAATAATTTTGATAACTGGGAGGATATCCTCAAAATGTCAACACGGGATATACTGCTAGCCATTGATGAATTAATTTGCGACAAAGGTTTTTATGGTTATGAGTACAATGATTTCGGCCGCAGTACGCAAAAGGTATATGACCGAATTTACCTTAATAATCGCAAGTAACACACACCGCCCCGTATGGGGTGGTATTTTTTCACCCTTTTTTACCCGTTTAACAGTCCTTTAACGGACTTTTAATCGTCCTGAGCACGACGCAAAAAGGCTTATTTCTTACGCCCATTTTTAAAAGGAGGTACACCCAAATGGAACTAAAATTTTTAACCAACTTAGGAATTGCCGAAGACGTGGCAAACAAAATTCTGGCCGCCGCCAACAAAGAGGTTGACACGCAAAAAGAGTTGGTCACCCAAAAAACCAACGAACTGCAGACGGCCAACACGTCCGTCATGGAGCTGACCGGCAAGCTCAAGGCGTTTGACGGCGTGGACATTGAGGCGCTAAAAACCGAGGTCAAAAACTGGGAGACCAAGTACAACACCGACATTAGTAACCTAAAGCTGCAGACGGCCATCGACAAGGCGCTGAGCGGTGCCAAATCCAAAGACCCGGCGCTGGTCGCTACCCTGCTTGATAAAAGTATCCTCAAGCTGGACGACAAAGGCGATCTGACAGGACTGACCGAGCAGTTGGATAAGATTCGCAAGGATAAGGCGTTTTTATTCGAGTCCGAGGAGACCAAACAGGCCGACACTGGTGCGTTTGTCAGCACAGGCGATCAGCACCGCACTCCATCAGGCGGCGGCGAGGTGTTGCCGATGCATTTTAACTACGTTCGTCCGCGTCCGGCGGCAGACAAGTAAGAAAGGCAGGTAAAACAATATGGCGGATTTAAATTACGCAACCCAATATGCGCAAACCTTAGAGCAAAACTTCCCGTATGTACTCTATTTTGGTGCTCTTTATGCGACGCCGAATAACGGCCGCTTTAAGTGGACAGGCGCGAAAACCATTGAGATCCCGTCCATCACCACGACTGGCCGTGTGGACGGTGACCGCGACGCCATTGCAGCGGCAAGCCGCAATTATGACAATTCATGGACTCCTTTGACGCTGTCCCATCACCGTAAGTGGTCAACGCTGGTGCATCCAGTGGATATCAATGAGACCAATCAGGCAGCTTCTATTGCTAACATCACACAGGTGTATAACAACGAACAAAAATTTCCGGAAATGGACGCCTATACGGTATCCAAAATCTATACCGACTGGACGGCACAGTCTAAGACGGCTGACACCACGGCACTGACAGCGGATAACGTCCTCACAGTATTCGACGAAATGAGCCAGCGTATGGACGAGGCGCGTGTGCCGGAGACCGGCCGCATCCTCTACGTGACGCCTGCAGTCAACAAGCTAATCAAAGAGGCTAAGGAGATTACGCGCACCATCACCATTCAGGGCGGCGCAACCAGTATCAACCGTAAGATCACCGGCATTGATGACGTCACCATCCAAAAAGTACCGGCAGAACTAATGCAGACTGTGTTTGACTTTACAGCAGGATGGAAAAAAAGGCACCGGTGCCAAACAGATCAACATGATGCTTATTCATCCCTTGGCAGTCATCACGCCGGTCAGCTATCAGTTTGCACAGCTTCAGCCGCCGTCCGCGCTGACCGAAGGAAAGTATTACTACTATGAGGAAGCGTTTGAGGACGTATTCATCCTAAATAAAAAAGCCGCTGCCATTGATTTTAACATCACAGCAGGCGCATAAGGAGGTGTCTACTATGGCAAAAGTAATGAAGGGCAACCGCCAGCTGACGGTTGCCGATGAAGCCCTGCAGGATTATCTTGATAAGGGCTATAACGAGATTGATCAGGATGGCAAGATCATCCAAACCGGAAAAGCGATCACAATGGCCGAATGCCAAGAGCGCATCAAAACGCTGGAACAGGCACTGGCTCAAATGGGTGTTACCGCCGATGAGCTAACCCAGCAGAATTTGGCGTTGACTGCGCGCATCGCTGAATACGAAGCGGCCGAAGTCGAGCCGCCTGTGAAAAAGAGCCGTCAAAAAGCATCCAAAGAGGATGCAGAGTAAGGCGGTGAAGCTATGCTCACCACTTATAACTTTTACGTCGAGTCTTACGGCGGGTCACTGGTACCCGCCGAACAACTTTTTCGTGCGCCGGAATGTGCGGCGTCCATGCTGATCAAGCGGCACATCGATGTCGATGGGGATAACGTGCCGGTCGAGGTGCAGTTTGCCGTCTGTGCGGCCGCCGAAGTGTACTGGGCGTACAGACAGCGGATGCCCGGCCTGCAGAGCGAGACCACGGACGGTTATTCGGCCAGCTATGACACCTCGGTAAGTGTTGAGACAGCCGCACTGGATGCGGCGTCCGTCTACCTCGGCGACCAGCTGCGGACTGTGAGGTGGGTATAACATGACAACCAATGCAGACATTACACTGTACAATTTTTGTGAACGGGATGGTGTATATTACCCGTCCCAAATCAAGGGCGTCAACTGGCACGGTACACAGGCGTCCAGCGTCAACAAGGGGCTGGACACGGCTGACGTATACTCTCTGCGCATCCCCGTTCATGCCCGCTTCGGCGGCAAGCGATACATCCCCCACAAACAGTGGGAGGCGTTGTCAGCTGACAAAAAAGCCAAATCATGGACGCTATACGAGGGTGACGTCATCGTGCAGGGGCTGGTGGAGGGTGACGTCAAGCAAATCCGTAAGGAGTATGAGACCGTGGCTGTGACCAGCTTTACGGATAACCGGCGCGGTTCGGCCATCGCGCAGCATTGGCGGGTGATGGCAAAGTGAACATCAAAATCCAACTTGATCCGGCCGACAAAGTACTGCTCAAACACAAATTAAACAAAAACGGCGAAGGTCAGCGCTTGCTGACGCACGAGGTACGCCGTCACTGCGACAAGTATGTACCGTTTCAGACCGGCACCCTCAAAAACACTGCTCAAGAAGACGTCACCACCATCACCTACAACCAGCCGTATGCCGACAAACAGTATCAAGGCAATGCCGGGCATGGCACCGAGGGCACGTCAAACGGCGGCCTTCGCGGCCGGTACTGGGATAAGCGCATGATGGCCAACGAAGGTGACGAGATTGTACAAGCCGTGGCAGATTATTGTGGAGGTAAGGTCGGAAAATGACAATCATCGAATCCATAAAGCAATTTATAGAGCAATGTCCTTATTTGTCCGAGTACAAGCGGGGCATTGATTTTTTGGGCAAAGATGTCGAGAGCTACAGCATTGACACTGTGCCCTGTGCACCTATCATTAAGCGGTACATTGGCGGCTCGGCCATCAAGCAGTACCAATTTACATTTTTCGACGCGAGAATGCTACGGCCGTGAAATCGTGCAGAATCTGCTTAATTTGGAGTTTTACGAGCACTTTGCCGAGTGGTTGGACACACAAACCAAACAGCGCAATCTCCCGCAGCTGGACGGCAGCCGGGAAGCACGCAAAATCGAGGCGCTGACGGTCGGGTACCCGTTTGAAACAGATACCGACCAAGCAAAATATCAGATTCAGTGCCGTTTAACCTATTTTGAGAGAGGATGAAAAAAAATTGAAATTATCAACATTAATGGCGAAACATAAGCCAAATCCGCAGTTTACCGGCTTTGTTACCAACGATGACTTTGTGCTGGCCGTGGACATTTCTGGCGCTGATGATACCACACCCGGTGATTATGTTGTGGCGCAGATCGGTGTTGCCGGTCTGGACGCACAAATGAATCCGGTATCGAGCGAAAAAACCTACATCCGCGCCGGGCAGTCCACCACCAAAACCGGTACACAGCGCACCTTTAAGGTGTCCGGTGACCGCTTCTTGGGAGATGAATTCCAAGATTACTGCTTTTCGCACAATATCAAATATGGTACCGGTGCAACGGTCGTTGTGCCGTATGTATATTTTTGCTTGCTCACAGGCAAGGGCGAAAAAGGTACGGCCACGATCCTTGTCAACAGCGATGGCGGTGGCAATGCCGGAGAATCTTCAGCTGTTGATATTGACATCAAAAAGACGGGCGATGTGCCAGTCGAATACACCTACACTGCATCTACAGGCGCGTAAGGAGGTAACTTATGTTAATCAATGGAATAGAATTTGAAATTGATTTGTTGGATGCCAATGAAGCAGAACGAATCGAAGAAATATTCAGCGCGGCCAAAGCTGAATATGCCAAAAGGCTGAAAGAGCTGCGATCAATGACGCCCAGTCAGTCCATCAGAGAACAATGTAACATAGTTTTTGATACGTTTGACCGCATTTTGGGAGAAGGTGCACACGAGAAAATCTTTGGTGAACGCGTCAATTTAACCGCTTGCTTGGACACGCTTGCACAGTTTGCATTTGATCTTAATAACGCACGTGTATCAGAAATCGATGCGCTGCCGGAAAGATGGAAGCAAGTCTTCGAGGTATCGGATAACAATGAGCCTGCTGTTTGATGCGCCGCCAACTAAGGTGAAAATTGCTGGTACGGACTACCCCATCAACTGGGATTTTCGTACCAGCATGAAATTTGAAAATCTCCTGCAGACTGAAAAAGAGCCGGTAAAGGTGCTTTTAACGGCGCTTAAATTGTATTATCCAATCACACCGCCGGACGTCAAACAGGCGTTTGAACGCATCCTCTGGTTTTACCGGTGCGGCGATGAACCGGACGAAACCAAGTCACACCCCATCGGCCAAAGCCATAAGGTGCAGTATTCTTATGAAGAGGATGGCGGCTACATCTACGCCGCCTTTATCGACCAGTATGGCATTGACCTGCAGACGGCCAATCTGCACTGGTGGCAGTTTCGGTCGATGTTTAAGTCGCTCAGGGATGACCAAGAGATCGTCAAAATCATTGGGTATCGGTCGATTAAAATTAACAGTAAGATGTCGGCGACTCAGAAGACATTTTACAAAAAGATGAAAAAACAGTATGCGCTCAAGTGCAACGAGACCCACATCCCGAATGTTGAACAGTATAACCAGCAAATGCTGGCGTATGTGGACAGACGGTTTCGGGATGCCAACAAAAAATGACTTGTATTTTTGTCGATTTTATTGTATAATTTGAACAAAAAAGGAGGTCATTTTTATGGCTAAAGAAAATTACGGGTTTTATTGCATTCGGCGTCAGCATGTTAATATTGTTGATGTATCTGATGACNNCACTTATGGCACCGGGAGACTCATATAAAGAGATGTTACTACTATTAGTAATGGTACTTCCNTTTATGGTTCTAGGTGTTATCGGATGTGTCCTTTGCGGAAAAAAGAAAGTGTTGTCCGGCATCTTTATGATACTTGCCGGTATCGCTACTGCCTTTTTGGGGCTTATGTGCCTATCCGGAGGGCTTCCGGTATTGGGTATCTTGGCGTTGCCGCTCGGTATCATCGCTGGTATTGTTTACTTAGTAGCTGCCATATTAACATTTGTCACAAAATAATAACAAGATATGCGTAAAAATAGCGCCTGCGAAATGCAGGTGCTATTTTTATACAAATTTTTAGGGGAGGAGGATGAATATGAGCAAAGTCATCATTGAGACTGATTTGGATAACTCCGGCGTCCAAAAGGGCTTAGAGCGACTGGGCGGCATCTTAAAGACCGGCGTTGCTTCGGCGGCCAAGGTGTCACTGAGCGCGCTGGCAGTTGTATCCACTGCCATTAGTGCGGTGACCGGGGCGGCAATCAAATTTGGAACAGAGTACCAGCAGGCATCCAACCAAATACAAGCGGAGACCGGCGCGACAGCGGAAGAAATGGAAGGTCTCAAAGGCATCATGGAGGATGTCTATGCTGACAACTTTGGTGACAACATGCAGGATGCCGCAGCTGGTGTTGCTGAGGTCAAAAAGCAGTTAGGAGGTCTTGTCCAAGAGGATGCGTTTAAGGATTTAACCGAGGACGCCTTTATGATGCGCGATACTTTCGGGTACGAAGTACCGGAGAGTATTCGATCTGTCAGCACCATGATTAAACAATTTGGGATTGACGGCGCTGGTGCATTTAACTTGATCGCGCAAGCAAACCAGCGTGGTTTGGATTACTCCGGCGAGCTGTTAGACAGCATCAATGAGTATTCGGTGCAGTTTAACAAAGTCGGACTTGATGCAACTGACATGTTCAATATTTTTGAGTCAGGCATGAAAAACGGTGCGTTCAATCTTGACAAAATCGGTGATGCGGTCAAAGAGTTTTCCATTCGTGCGATCGATGGATCTAAGACAACGAGCGAAGGCTTTAAGCTAATTGGTTTGAATGCCGATGAAATGGGCGCGAAGTTTGCGGCTGGCGGTGATCAGGCTAAAGAGGCGTTTTACCAAACCATCAAGGCTTTGCGCGAGATGGACGATCCATTGGCACAGTCAACCGCAGGCGTTGACCTTTTTGGGACGATGTGGGAAGACCTCGGACCGACTGTTGTCACACAGCTTGATGCAATCAAGGATGGTTATGACGCGACCAATGACAGCATGCAGGCTATTAACGATGTTAAGTACGATGATGCGGCCAGCGCACTGGAGGCTCTCAAACGAAATCTTGAGGTCAAGCTCCTAGCACCTATCTCCGAAAAGGTGATGCCTGCCATTAGTGACGCTACCAATGCGGCCATTGGATACATAGACCGCATCGCCAATGCATTTGAAACAGGCGGCATTTCTGGGTTAGTAGATGAAACCGCATCAGTCTTTGCAGAGTGTGCAAGTAAGGCGGCTGCGCAAGCGCCCAAAATGATTGATGCCGCTGTTACGTTTATTCAGTCTTTTGTACAAGGATTGAGTGACAATTCGGACGAACTTCTTAATGCGGCTATCCAAATTGTGCGAACGCTTTCGCGCGGGATTGTATCGTTTTTACCGACAGAAATTCAAAAGCCTGTACAAAATGACAGTGTATATGATTACTAGCTCCCTTAAAAGTGGCGGCTTGCGTGAGGCAATACACTCAGTCAAAAATCTTTTTAGCACCTTGGGCACCATCCTCACCCGAACTGCCAAAGTCATCCTTCCTCCGCTTACTAAGGCCATTGACTTTTTGGGAGACAATCTCAAGTACATTGTCCCGCTTATTGGCAGCGTTACGGTCGGAATAAAAGCGTGGTCTATCTTAACCACATCGGCTGGGCTTATCAAAAAAGTGACCACAGCTTGGAAGGCAGCAACTGCAGCACTGGCAGCGCACGAAGCGGCCAACAGACTGACAATGGTTGCAAGCTCCGGCTGTTTAACCGCTATGCAGACCGGGGTCGGACTGTTGACTGGTAAAATCGGCCTAGCTACTGCGGCACAGGCAGCGTGGAACATGGTGCTTAACGCAAATCCGATTGCACTCGCTGTAACAGCCGTGGCGGCACTTACAGCCGGCTTTGCCTTGTTTTGTGCCATGTCCGATGATACGAAAGAACGCACCGAAAAGCTAAACGAAACATTTGGCAAAATTGGTGAGAGTGCCGCAAATTTTTACGATGGCATTTCTACGGCTAAATCGCATCTTTCGGAATTTAATGACGAACTGTTTGCATCCTCAGAAGAACAACAAGAACTACAAAATAACATGTCTGAGGTACAAAACGGTATTACGGCAATTTGCCGCACAGCTGCCGAAGAACGACGCGGATATACCGAGCAAGAAATCCAGCAATTAGATGAATACTTTGAGCGCTTACGTGAGCTAGAACAGCGCGAACTTGAAATTGAGCATGCCAGATCAGACTCAATTAAACAACAAGCACTCACCATTGCTGAAACACATCAAGGATCATTAGAAGAATACCAAATGGTTGCCCAAGAGTGGATTAATACAGCACAGGAGCAAGCCGAACAAGAAAAATCTTTAATTGAGCAACAGACAACTACGCAGCTTACTCTCCTAAATCAGCGTTATGGTGATCAGGCAGTAATGACTAATCAGGCGTATGCAGATGAATACAATGCTCTGATGGCTGACAAAGAACAAAAGTTAGCCGCCGTCACAGAAGGATTAGGAGAAATCAATGCGGCATATGCCAATGGATATGCCGAACGCTCAGGGCTAACAGAAATTGAAAAACAAAAAGTTGGCGAAGACAACATGTCTCTTGAGCAAGAGAATGCACGTCATGCCGCTCAGCTATCACGCATATTTACTGATCACACCGTAGATCAAGAGACTAAAGATCTATGGCTAGAGCACGAAAATAACCGGCATAAAGATGAGATGGCTCAAATCTGGAGTGACCTAAGTGATGATATGTCTGATGAGCAAAAAGAACAGCTTGGAGTGTATATCTCTATGGCGGCACAAACCGAATTGTATGGTGGTAAACTCGAAACAAAGGCAGATCATACGGCAAAAAGTGTCGTAGGCAGTTTTGATTCGATGCCAGCCGAAACTCGTGAGGCCATGAGTAACGCTATGTCTCCAATGCTCGAAGAGATGGAAAAAGCAGAACCGGGGCTACTCGCGAAGGCATCTGGTATTGCAGATGGCATTTTGCGTCGCTTGCGATCGTCGTTCGAAATCAAGTCTCCATCTCGAAAAACGCGCAAAATTTTTCGACAAGTAATGGAAGGTGCGGAATGTGGATGGGACGATGAAGCTCCCAAATTATTATCGCAAGTTGATGCACTAACAGATGACATTGACAAACGATTAGATGACTTTTCATCCCCGACCATCGACATCGGCATCAATGCGGACGAAGTCCCCGCCAGCCTAATCCAGCAAATTAAATCATTGGGGATGACGGGTGTGCAGGAACTTGTCAGCCGCGCCAAGATGGCCGTAGCCATCGAGACATCGCATGTTTCGGCGGAGCTGACTGCGCGTGCGAATCTGCCAACCAAACCGCAAAAAATAGAGATTAAGCAAGATCCTATCGACTACGGTCAACTGGCCAATGCACTGCTTGAGGCACTGATGCAGTCACCCATCAAGCTGGTGCTGCGGGACGGCAGACTATTGGCCGAGCTGGTCACGCCCGGCGTTGATCAAATTGCAGGATATAACATGATGTTAAAGGAGCGAGGAGGATAATGATAAGCAAGGATACTATATTCGACGGCACCAAACGAACAAGCGAGTGGGGGCTGGAGCTGGTCGGCATTCAGGACAGCTTACCCGATCCTAAAATATATAAAAAAGAAGTGCCGGGAGGCAATGGTGCAGTAGACATTACCGATAACATGACTGGTAATGACGTCAAGTACGGTGAGCGCACCATTACGCTTACCTACGACGTCAAATGCGATTGGCTTGATTGGTCTGCTCTGGTATCGGAGATTGCCGCTTACCTGCATGGCCAGCGGCGTAAACTTGTCCTTCCGACCGATCCATCGTATTACTACATCGGCCGGTTTACCATCAGCACCACAAAGTCTAACCCCGCTGATGGGGAGCTGGTCATTGTCGGCAAGGTAGACCCGTACAAGTACGAGCTTACTTCCAGTATGGAGCCGTGGCTCTGGAAGCCTTTTCGGTTCAAGGGGGGTATCATCCGCAATTATCGCAACCTTACGGTTGACGGCACGCTCGCACTGACCATACGCGGCCGCCGAAAATGGGTAATCCCCGTTATCTACTGCACCGCGCCGATGACGCTCACCTACAACGGCCAGACCTACCAACTAGAAGCTGGCCGAAATAAGCGCAACAATATCGCGCTCGGTGAGGGCGATCACCAGCTCATATTCAAGGGTCAAGGCATGGTGTCCATTGACTATCGAGGAGGGGCGCTCTGATGTATCAAATCACTTGCGATGAGGATCTGGTATACGACCCACGCATCGATGAGCTGGCCATCGAGAGCGGCAAGCTGTCTTTGACGGTCAACAAAACCGGCACGCTGACTATTACACTGCCGGTCACACACCCGATGCGCGACCGAATCAAAAAGCTCAAATCCTTAATCCGCGTATACGATGACGGATCCCTACTATTTGCGGGGCGGTCACTTACAGATGAAGCGGATTTTTACAACAGTGGCAAGCTTACCTGTGAGGGCGAGCTTGCTTATTTATTGGACAGCATACAAGTTCCAAAGGAGTACCATGACACCACTCCGCGCGAATACCTAGAGGACAAAATCGCTCAGCATAACGCACAGGTGGGCGCGGACAAGGCATTTGTTGTTGGCATCGTCAATGTCACAAACAGCACCGACAACGTGTACCGCATTGATGACTACGGCACAACATGGGACATCATCAACGACAAGTTACTTGATCGACTGGGTGGGTACTTGAGAGTACGATACGCAGACGGCGTGCGATATTTGGACTACATCACCGATTATGGCCGCACCAGCGACCAGACCATTCGTTTCGGCGAAAATTTGCTTGACCTCACACAGTACACATCAGCACAAGACATTAAGACCGCCATCATTCCAGTCGGCAAGGATGACCTAACCATCGAATCCGTGAATGACGGCAAAAATTACGTCTACGATGAACAAGCGGTTGCTGAGTACGGCTGGATATTTGACCACGTTTCGTGGCCGGATGTAACGCTTCCAGAAAATCTCAAAGTCAAAGCCGAGGAGTATGTTCGGGGCGCGCGCAATCTTGCACTTACCATCAAGCTATCCACAATCGACCTGCACAAGGTGGATGCGGATATTGACCGTATCCTGCTCGGAGACAGCGTCCTTTGTGATTCATCGCCACATGGACTGTATCGGTATTTTACGGTATCAGCCCGCGAATATGATTTGCTCGATGGCACCAATGACACGGCGACCTTTGGGGACACTCTTACTGGTTTGACCGACCGTCAGATTGCCGCCAAAAAGGCTGGTGCATCAGCCTCGTTGCTGGCAACACAGGCGATGGCACAAGCGCGCAAGGTGCAGTCCGAATTTGATATTGTGGACGCACGCGTTGCGACACTGGAGACCAGCACGGTTTCACAGAGCACGTTTGCTGATGAAATAGCGCGGCTCGAAGCGCTGATCAGCCAGTCACAACAGTCGACGCCGCGTCAAAAAATTGTCGAGGTTGCCACCGCCCAGCTTGGCAATGGCCGGACAAAATACTGCGAGTGGTGGGGCAACGATGACGCATGGTGTGCAATATTTGTTTGCTGGTGCGCCGCTCAGGTCAATGTATTGGATACCTGCATCCCTCGTTCGGCATCCTGTACTGCCCAGATTACACAGTGGCAGGCATGGAGCAAATGGCAGGGTGCAAGCTATATCCCGCGTCCCGGTGACATTATTTATTACGACTGGTACGGTAATGGAGCCGAACATGTCGGCATCGTGGAGACGGTCAACGGAAGCACCATCACCGTCATTGAGGGTAATTTTGGTGATACGGACAGCGTTGCAAGACGGACAATCACAACGAGTTACGAGTTTATTTATGGCTATGGCGTCCCGACATATCCGGGCGAATAATGAGGAGGCAAACAGTATGGAACTTACAAAAAGCATGGAGGCATGGCTTCACCAGTTTATGACAGCTAAGCTTGGTGAGGATGTGCAGGAGGCATTTGTCGAGAGCTGCCGGACGCTGTACAAAGACTTTACAGCAGGCGGCAATGCTAACTTTGAGGTATCACAAGCCCGTGGCGTGTATCTCACCCTCGCAGAGCGGTTAAATGCGGCAGACAGTATCGACAGCAATATCCTTGCGGCAGTTGCGGCACTGGACGCATCCAAGGCCGATAAAACTGCCGTGGATGCCATCGTCAATGGCGGCATCGCGGCGACCACGTCTAGCATTGCCAGCATCCCTTCGGACGCTGATACCAGCCGAATCTATCTGATTACTGGCGGCAGTGACGCGGGTTACTGGGCGTACTGGGACGGCAGTAAATGGGCAAAGGGCGGCGCATATCAGGCGCAAAATATTGAGGCTAACGCTATCACAAACCGCGAAGTCAGTACCAATGCAATCGCACCGTGGAACTGCACATTTTTTGGCAAAAATCAAAACCTGTTTACCGGCACTCAGGAGACGGGCTACATCTCTCCCAATGGCACAGTTACCAACACAACAGACGCCAAATACCAGCACACCACCTACATCCAAGTGGTGGCTGGAAAAACGTACACACTGGTGTATCCGCTGAGGTTATCGGCATCTGTCAAACAGCCGAATGTGTTTGCATACCAGTCTACATCCGACACGTCACGGTAAAGCTTGATGTCAGCAACCGCGACACAGATTATCCGATATACAAGCTCACAATCCCTACTGGCTACAACTACATTCGGTTTAATACACAATCGCCGTCTCTCGGCGATTACTCCGACATGGTACTTGTCGAAGGTACCTATGACAATGCCGACATACTTGCCAACTATGACTTGGAGTACCGATATAACGGCGAGGTCAAGGGCAAAACCATTGTCATTGCCGGAGACAGCATCACCACTGGCTGGCAGCCGGACGGTTCCACTTTGGCGACGCCTTTCCCAGCCCGAATGGCGCAGAGGATGCAGGCCACAGTGTATAACAAGGGCGTGGGTGCCACCAAAATCGCCAGTCCTGCAGGCAAACGTAAGGATACGGACTTTTGCCAGCCTGCACGCTATCAAACCTTTCTTCATCCGGATGATTCGGACGCAAGCATCGTGCCTGATATCATCGCTGTGTTTGGCGGCGTCAACGACCACACGCTGGACACCCCACTTGGTGATTTAACCANNGGGGATGAAAACCACCTTTTACGGTGCTTTGCGCGTGCTGATCAAAGGGCTGCTGCAGCTCATCGACAACGATCCAGTGGCAAAAGGTCATACAAGGCTCATTTTTGCGACGCCGCTTATTCGTTTTACTGGTACGCATCCCTATGGCAGTTTTGGCGACTCCAGCACAGGCTACTTTTGGGATCGCTACGCTACGGCCACATACGAGGCTACGATGCACAAAAACAGCCTCGGTTACCGTTTGGCCGATTATGTCATCGCCATCCGAGAGGTATGCGCCCAGTACGGTGTGCCGGTGTTGGATTTATTTACATCGGCTGGCATTACCAAGGACATGCTTTGCGCGGATGGGGTACATACCCCTCAGCTGACCAGCGATGAGCACCTTGCAGTACGGTTTGAGCGGTTTATACAAACTGGCATGCAGTCCAGCCATACGCCGATGTATGATGCCATTCAGACCGGATGGCTTAAAAATGGGGCTGTGACCGCCGAAAAAACAAGCTTTTTGCGGCACATTGAGGATGGATCTATCTACACGGCGGACATGCTGTCTGATCTCGGTGTAGCCACCGATGGAACAGTCGTTACAGCTGTTGCCGCAACATCCGACAGCAAAGGTACCTATTACAAATCCATCATCTTACCAGTGTCGGAGGATACCTATTACAAGGTGATGATATCCAATACGCACTACAAAAATCAATGCCGTGTGGCTTTGTTCGGCGCAATTCCGACGGCCGGCGCAGTCGGTACCGTGGTGCTGGACAATCCATACCAATCCTATTTGGACAACATGAGCGTTGTCTTTGCTAACACAACCAGCCAATATGCTGTGATCACCTTTTTCAGCGACGTGTTTGTCTATGACGATGTGCCCAAAATCTTGATTTATGATTCGTTGTCTGAATATTTTGAAGATACATGGGAGCTGTCCGAAAATGTCAAGGTGCGTGATTATAACCTTGATAAAATCGATATCGTCAAAACGCTGCACACCGGTGAGACTGGCCAAATCGAGCTATACAACGGTGTGTCTGTACCGGGCGGCTTGGGCAGTACCGGGCTTGACAGCGACAGCGACTATAACCTCGCCAACTACGCACGAACCGAATATTTACCGGTTTCGGGCGGCGACACCATCACCGTTTATGACCCAACAAACCCTCAAAAATCGTTGTATGCGTATGTGTATCCGAACATCGGCACAACAGGACTGAGAGTGGAAAATTACACCGTCACCGATTATGGTGAGGGTGCAGCCTATGAGTTTGTGGTACCGGCCGGTTATAAATATTATCGCATGACCACCAAGGGCACGCAGACGGGTGACCGTACTGACTCTTTAAGCATCAAGCGGCACAAAGTCTACAACGGTGACGCCTTACTCACGCAAGGCGTCGAAGCCATTGAGGTAACGGAGGACAGTGCAAAGCTGTTTGGCCGCACGATATTCAGGCGCAAAAATCCGCGCCCTGCAAACGGAATTGTTAGGTTTAGCGTGCAAGTGGATACATCATTTTGGACGGACGGAGCAACTATGCAAACCGACTATGGCATCCTGATGTTGCCGACCAACTACACACCTGACGGCGATCCGGTGCGATTGGTTATTGCTTGTCATGGTGCTGGTACCGTCTACACGGCCGACTGCGATACGATGCCGGTGCAGCCGGCCGAATATCTCGTCAAATGTCTGGGCTACGCGGTGATGGATGTCAACGGGTATCCGGGCGGTAAGCTGCACTATGGATCACCTGTGGCGCTGAGGTCATATCTGGCGGCATACCGGTATGTTGTCGACAATTACAACATTCGCACGGATGGTTGCTTTGTGTATGGCAGCAGTATGGGCGGCTTGTCCAGTAACATGATTGTCAATTCGGGCGTGATACCGGTTCTGGCACAAGGCGGGTTTGCGCCAGTTTTAGACCACTTTAAGCAGTGTTATTGTCTGCCATGGTCGCCGCCTGCCGAACAACGTGCGGCCATTGCAGAGCAATTTGGGTTTAGCGGCAGTTTTGATTTTTCTGATGCCGCTAAGGACATCACGAAAGCGGAGTACGATTATTACATCGCCAATGTCGATAAGGTGTGCGGGTATAACCCTATGCAGTTTGGATGTATCAATTGGCTGGACATCAACCCATATGGCAAAGTGGCGTTTACAACCCCTACGGAGGATTGGCAGTGTACCGTCGCCGAATCCCAAAACATGTACAGCAATTTGCGCATCTATCATCCGGTACCGGTTAAAATCTGGCATGTCGCGGATGATGATGTGGTCAAGGCGTGGTACAGCCAGCGATACATTCAAGCCGTAAAAAACGCTGGGTGTTTAGCGGAGATTAGGATATTTTCTGCTGGCGGCCACAAAGCGTGGGATATCGGGGCGGATATCGCGGTCAAAACCCTTGAGGGCGATAATTATACCGTCAAAAACAGTGGATACGAACTAGGTATCTGGTTTAAGCGATTTGGATAGGAGGTACATCATGAGATACGCAAAAATTATTGATGGACAAACCATTTATGCGCCGCCATCGTTAATGATCGGTGAGCAGTGGTTTGGCAATCCCACTGACGCGCAATATCGAGCAGAGGGTTACGAACCGGTGGATGAGCCAAATATTGCGGCTCTAGCCGAGCAAAGTGCTATGCTGGAGGCTTGCTTATTGGAGATGTCGGAGCTTGTTTATGCGTAACATTTTGCTTCGATTTCAGCTACAGTGGAAGGAGGTGAAAGAGATGATGGCTATGTTATGGGCACAAAAAGTAATACTTGGCAAAAAAGATTTTGCCAACGTACCTCGGCTCTTGCAAGATCAGGTGCGTGAGATCTTGGTCGAATCCGGATTAGAGGATTTGACAAAAACAAACGAGTAAAGGAGAGTAAGCTATGAACATTCAAGATTACATCAAGCCAGAGCTTTTGATTCTTGTGCCAGTGCTGTACATCATCGGTGCTGGAATCAAAAAAAGCGAGACCATCAAAGACAAGTACATCCCCATGATTTTGGGCGCTTGCGGCGTTGTGCTGGCGTCCATTTGGGTGTGCGCAACCTGCTCGTTTGCAGGTATGCAGGACGTTCTGCTGGCCGTATTTACTGGTATCGTACAGGGCATCCTTGTGGCAGGTGCAAGTGTACTTACAAACCAAGTTATCAAGCAAAGTAAAAAGGATAAGTGATAACCATGACAGAACAGACTTTAATAGAGATTTTTAAATCATTTGCGTATGGCATGAGCGTTGAGGACGTAGCCGAAGATTACGACTTGTCCGTCACGGATGCCCAAAAAATTAAAGCCGAACACGCGGCTGCAATTGCCGCGAAAGCCGCCGAATTGAAAGAAATGGGGATGATGTGATGAGCTACAAAGTTATCGATGTCTCCACCCACCAGCGCAGCATCAACTGGTCTGCGGTCAAAGCTTCTGGCGTGGATGGTGTAATCATTCGCGCCGGATATGGCCGTGAAACGTCTCAAAAAGATGCGCGCTATGAGCAGTATTACGCCGGAGCAAAAGCGGCAGGACTTAAGGTGGGTGCATACCATTACAGCTATGCGGATAGCGTGGCCGACGCCTTGCGAGAGGCCGATGTAATGCTGGGCTGGCTTAAGGGCAAACAATTCGATTTGCCCATTTATTACGATGCTGAAGAGTCTGGCATTACAACTGATATGGTTATCGCCTACTGCGACAAGATCGAAAAGGCCGGTTACTTTGTTGGTGTGTACGCCAGCAAATACTGGATGTCCAATATACTGGATTACAACCGCATCAAACGGTTTACGCTGTGGGTGGCTCAGTATAACAGCACCTGCACGCTTGGCAAACCGCACGACATGTGGCAGTATTCCAGCGCCGGTTCCATCGCCGGTATTGCTGGTAACGTTGATGTCAATCACTGTTACCGTGATTTTGCAGCAGAGATTAAGCGTGCCGGTTTGAATGGTTACCGCGCAGGCACGGCATCCGCACCGGCAACTCCTGCCTCATCCACTGGTCTTAAATACAAAGTTGGCGATGTGGTCACGGTATCCAGCTACTATGCATCATCCACGGATGGCAGCGACAAGGCGGTTATCCCCAGCAAGTGGCAGACCGGTACCATCACCCGCATTGTGCCGGGCGCACGAAACCCGTACCTGCTCAACAACGGTTCACTGGGCTGGTGTAACGCCGGTGACATTCGCAGCGTGCAGTCTTCGTCCGGCCGCACTTACACCGTTCAGCCGGGTGACAGCTGGTGGAGCATCGCTAACAAACAACTCGGTGACGGCAACCGTTATGCAGAGCTGGCCAAATACAACGGCATGACCAGCGGCACAGTCATTCATCCCGGACAGATAATCAAGTTGCCATAATCAATCATGTATCCTCAGATAATGCCCCAAATGTTATTGTTTGAGGAGAGTAGTTTATGCAATCATTTATTTCATGGATAGGCGGCAAAAAACTGCTCCGGACTGCTATTATTGGGCAGTTTCCGGAGCAGTCTTCTTTTGACCGTTATATCGAGGTGTTCGGCGGCGCAGGATGGGTGCTGTTTGCCAAGGATAAGCATGCGGACATTGAGGTATACAACGACATCGACAGCGATTTGGTTAATCTGTATCGCTGTGTTAAGTACCATTGTGTGGAGCTTCAGCACGAGCTGGAGTGGCTGACGGTATCACGCGAGATGTTTTTTGACGCCATCGCACAGTTGCGTGCAGGCGGTTTGACCGACATTCAGCGCGCGGCGCGGTATTACCTGCTTATCAAAGCCTCCTTCGGCGCTGACCGGCGTTCTTTTTGGGATGCGCGGCAAGGATTTAGGCGCTGGCATCGAGTACTTGACAGAGGTACAGCAACGGCTCAAGCGCGTGACGATTGAGCGCAAGAGCTTTGACAACTTGATACAGGTATATGACCGGCCAACGGCGCTTTTCTACTGTGATCCACCTTATATTGGCACCGAAAAGTTTTATGATAATCCATTCGGCGAGGCGGATCATAGGCTTTTAAACGCCTGTTTAAAGGATATTAAAGGGCGGTTTGTGCTGTCTTATAACGACTGTGATCTGGTGCGTGATTTGTACAAGGACTTTGATATTATCCCTGTTCAACGCGCAAATTCGTTGGTACAGACAACGGGTAGTAAGTTTTCAGAGGTTATCATCAAAAACTTTTAATATTACGGATAATGTAATATTATTACGAATTGTGAGTAAATATTTCATCTTATGGTAATATTCCGACAGGGGCATTATCATGATAAGGATATATTTATCTCGGTTGCTAGGTGAGCGGAGGATGAATCAGGCGGAGCTGTCCCGTAAGACAGGCATCCGTCCTGCTACCATCAACCTGCTCTATCATGAGTTGATAGACAGAGTCAACCTAGAGCATCTTGACCGTATCTGCGAGGTGCTTAACTGTGAATTATCGGACTTGATAGAGTATGTTCCAAATAAGATGCCAAAAACAGGGCGGGACTTAATTTTGGAGCAGCATGGCCAACGTAAGCAAAAATAAAGGGCTTGGGAGCGTTTTGCTTCCCAAGCCCTTTATCTATTCCTACAGTTTATATATTAGCGCGGTTTCGTTTGGTATCTTTACATAAGCTGATTCGTCCTCGCATTCAAACATTAGGACTGCACCGTTAGCGGCATCATCTTTACTATGGCAATATTTTGGCGGGTTGCAAATACCGCAGACAGCCCATTTGCTGCTTTCTGTGTCATTGCCGAGGACGATGGTATCTGCATATTTGCATACTTCCAGTGCGTACTTCTGCGCCTCCTGCACCGTGTCAAAAATTTTCGGATTATTCATCGTTGTTGCTCCTCTTAATGTATTTTCCGGATTTAATACGGGCATCTGCCGGATACGGCTCATTTTCATCGATTACCCAATTGCGACCTATCTTCTGGGCTGTCTTAAATTTGCCCTGTCGTGCCATAAGACGTACCCTTGATTCGTCTTTGCCATGATGATAGGCGTATTCTACCAAAGATATTAACATAATATTTCCTGCCTTTGCTTTAATTCACGCGCCCTGTAGCGGGCGCGACTGTTCGATGTTCCTTACATACGGATGCCTTTAAACGGTCCGAATTCACTAAGCCATTTGCGCAGCTTCTTTTCGCTTTCTGTCCAATTGACGCAAGTAATGGCGTCATCGGTACCCTGATATCGTTTTGGGACAGACGGACAACCGATATCAAACATATCTAGCGACACAAATCGGATGATTTCGCCCGTCTCGGTGTCTCTGTAGTCAGCATCAAATACGCCATCAACACCGTCTTCTCCGCCGCGTGGTTTTACGTCTTTGTATACTTTCACAACTTCGTACTGTTTGCGGCGGGCTTCTCTTTCGGCCATTTTTCGTTCATAATTTGCTTGCAATTCGTCATAAATGGCTTGCACCTGCGCTTTGTACAAGTTCAGTTCTCTAAGCAGTCGCTCAACGATTTCCGGATAAAGGGTTACTTTGTGGTAGTAAATATCGTTCAATCCCTCATTACGCATACGCAAAAATTCTTTATCTTCTACACCTAGTCGCAAAAAGCACTGATCCCAAGAATCGCCCTCGTGGCTGTAGTTGTTCCAAATCCATTCGTCAAATGCGCCATCGATACCATGGTCGTCATTGGCAACTTCAAAGACGACAAAGGCACCAGTTAAAGTGATCGGTGCCTGCACCCGCGCTATCAGTTCATCTAATACGCGGATATCATTTTTTGCATCCCATGTTCCAACGATATCGTCATATCTGCATTTTCTTCCAAAAATAGTTAGTTCTTTCATTTCGATTCTCCTTTACATTATATATGGTTTATTTTTTGCGGTTGACCAGTGCCCATAATACCCACACACTTAGGATAACGGCTACGGCTGATAAAATGATTTCAAGTGTTTTCATACTTGACATCCGAGCAAGGAAGACTTATAATTTAGGTGAGGGGATTTCTCCCCTCGACCTAATTGCTTAAACTCAGCTTAAACTCTTAACAAAGTTTACAATCGAGTTTAGCAGGTTGATAAGCGCGGTAACAAGTACAATCTTTTCGAGGGATGAATTCTTGTTGCCGCTTGTCTTTTTCCTGCTCATGTGTCGTTCACCTCCTTTCTATGGTTCTATTATATCCCTTTATCGGGATAATGTCAATTAAATAATAACCAAAATTCAAG